GCTTTGGCGTGCCCGCGCCGACGCGCGCCGCACTTTGGGCGCGCGCGGCAGAGATAGCTGAATCTTAGCCATGGCTTGGTTTGCGCGTGGCTGGTGGCGCGCCGGTTGGTGGCGCACGCGGCCGCTGGGCGCCGTAATTATTGCTGCGCTCGATGATGCAATCGTGGCGTCTGATGCGCATTCGGCTGCACTGACGGCGCTGGCTGCGCTGACTGATGGTAGCGCGTCCGCTGACACATTCGCCACCACAGCGACGTTGCTTGCCGCACTGAGTGACGAAGGCACGACGGCCGATACGTACGCCACTACGGCAACACTGCGCGCTTCCATTTCTGAGAATACGGCAGCCGGAGACGCGCCCAGCACTACAGCGATTCTGATCGCAGTGCGCAACGATGGCGTGATCGTCGCGGACCTTGTAGAAGGCGTGCTTGGCGGCGGTTCGTATTCAGAAGCGATAGCGGACCGCATTTCTGCTGCTGACTCAACGTCTGTCGTGGCGGTGTTTTTGGTTTCGCTGACCGATCAAGCGGCGGCGGCAGAAGCATTTGCTGCTATTGTGTCATTTGCAGCGGCGCTGCCGGAGTCTGTGCTGGTTGGCGATGCGCAGGCGTCGGCGTTGGTGGCGTTGACGTCGCTGGCGGAATCTGTGCTTGCGGCGGACTCGTCTTTGGCAAAGCTTTCCGCGTTTGCGCCGCTCAGTGACGCGGCGGTGACATTCGATGTTGTAGCTTCGCCAGAAGACCTCGACATCAACGCATTGCGAATGGCAGGATTTGTGACGTTTCGCGCGCCCAACGTGGTGCGCTTTGGCGCACCGGAGATGCTGAGGGTCGTTCAATGAGCATCGTCATTGGGCCAGACCCGCGCTGGCGAGAGGCGAAAGATCCGCTTGATAATGGCGTCGTGTATCCAATGGACGTGCGCGCCATTGTCGCTGAGACCAGTAGCACTGTCACGTCAGTGACGTGGACGACGTCGCCCTTCACCTCGCCGCCACTTTCAACCGTTGCGCAGGCGCACACGCCGGACGGGTTGCTTTACTGGATTCCTGGCGGCGGCGTGGCGAACACGGACTACACGTGCAGCGCGATAGTGACGCTGGCGAATGGGCGTCAGTTCAAACGCAGTGCGCGGTTGCTTGTGCGGGCGCGATAGGAGGAAACCATGGCTCTTCAGGCTGGTGCAAATACCAAACTGCATCTCGCAACAGAAACAACCTACGGCACGCCGCCAGGCGGAAATTGGCGACGCATGCCGTTCATGGATTGCGATCTTGGCGCGGAACAACCGTTTGTGGATGCCGACGTGATTGGTCTCGCGCCGAACCGCGATCAGGCATCGCCCTTCCGCGACGTAGTGACGGCACGCGGCCAGATCGAGGTGCCGATCGACCTAGAATACACTGGCGATTGGCTGCGCTTGCTGCTCGGTCCGCCGACCACCACAGGCACCAACCCGAATTTCGTGCACACATTCGGGTCCGGCGCAGCGACGTTGCCGTCGGCCAGCATCGAGGTGGCGTATCCCGACGTGCCGAGCTTTGACGTGGTGTCAGGTGTGCGCGCCGATACACTTGAGATCGAATTTGGTGGTTCTGGGCCAGCGAGCATGACGCTTTCTTTCATGGGGCAAGGCTCGACTCGGTCGGCGACGTCTTCTGCTGGCACGCCGACCACGCGCACCTACACACCGTTCAGTCGCGCGCAAGCTTCAATCACGCGCAACGGCACGCCATTGGCGATGATCACCTCTGCGCGCTTCAGCTACTCTAATTCTCTTGAGCCTGTGCGCACGATTCGCGCAGATCAACGCATAGAGAACGTGTTGCCGTTGCTTTCGCGGGCGAGTGGGCAGCTGACCGCACGGTTCGACAACATGACACTGCTCAACGATGCGATCAACGATGCGTCGATTGAGCTCGGCCTTGAATACAGCATCAACAGCAACCGTCGCCTGACCATCACGCTGCACGAGGTCAAGCTCGATCTCGCCAAGACGCCAATCCGTGGTCCTGGTGGCGTTGAAGCGTCGATTGAATTCCGCGCAGCATGGAACGCGACGGCAACGCGCATGATGACTGTCGTGCTCCGCAATGGTGTGGCGTCCTACTAATGTTTCAGCTCAGCAACACAACTGACGCGCGCTGGATCGATCTGGCGCGCGGCGTGCGCGTCTTGGCGAAGCCAGCCACGACCGCTGTGATAGCAGCGATGCAGGCGGCTGCGCAGCGCCGTGCGCGCGAACTAACGAATGGCGAAACGGTCGACGAGCATCTGCGGCAAGGCATCGCATTCCAAACGGCCGTGCAAGCGCTGGCGCGCTATTCAGTGCAAGATTGGTCTGGCGTGGCCGGTCCAGACGGCAAACCACTGCCGTGCACGCCGGAAGGGCTCGATGCGTTAATGTCGCACGATGAAATGGCGGTGGCATTTTGGCGCGCGCAGATTGAGCCGCTGGAGGAGCGTGCCGCCGAGGGAAACGCTTGAGGGCCCGCGCCGCTTGGCATTTCGGTGGCGGGCCGGGTTACTGCCGTGGCTGCCACAGTTTGCAAAAGGATTGTGGCGCGCAATGTCCATACGAGCAACATGCACCTTTGAGCATCGACGGCGCAGCCGTATGGCAGGCTGCGCTGGCATCGGTGGTAGCTGACATGGCTGGACCGCGCATCGACATGGCCAGTGCGCTTGCGCTCGCGGTCGCATCTGGCGCATCGCCGGACGCAGCGGCTGATTTGCTGCCGTCCATAGTTGCCGGCATGCACGAAGCGCAAGCAAAGGAACGATCAAATGGCTAATGCCGCGCGACGTTTCGTGCTTGAATTGAGCGCACGTGGTGGTGCGCAAGTCAAGCGCGACCTGAATGACATCGGCGAGGCTGGCGATCGCGCGTTCCGTCAGATTATCAGCGGCGCGCAAGGTGCGTCGCGCGCATTGTCGTTGCTTGCGCCAATCGTATCGACGCTCAGCGTTGGTGCGTTCGTACGTTTTGCGCGTAGCGCTGTGGACGCGGTCGGTTTGCTGGGCGAGCTTGCAGACCAAGCTGGCGTGTCGACCGACGCATTGCAAGCGTTTCAATTTGCAGCTGCGCAAACAGGCTTGTCGGCAGACGAATTGCAACGTGGGCTGCAAGCGCTGACGCGTCGCATTGGCGACGCAATGGAAGGCAGCAAAGAAGCACGAGCAGCATTCGAGCGTCTTGGCATTGCATTTCGCGACAGCAAAGGCAATGCGCGTGCCACAGAAGCTGTAATGCGCGATCTCGCGGAAGTGGTGCGCAACATCGAAAATCCGATCGATCGCGCTGCAGCGGCAACAGCGTTACTGGGCGATCGTTTTGGGCAACGGTTCATTCCGCTGTTGTCGCAAGGTAGCGCTGGGTTGCGCGATCTGGCGGAGCAAGCCATTCGGTTTGGCGCGGTCGCCGATGCGGAAGTGATTGCCAAAGCAGATGAAGCGAGCGATAAGATTGCAGCGCTTGAGCAATCATTTAGCACGCTAGCGCGCACGCTCGCGGCGCGTGTTGCGCCTGTGCTTGGCGCGATTGCCGACGCGCTGAACAGAGCGCTGGCAGGCACTGAAGGCAGAGAAGATCGTCCTGGTTCGGTGGCCGCGCGGCTTCGAGGAACGCTTTATCGGCTTGCCGAGATCGAACGCGAACGCGACGAAATCTTAGAGCGTGCTCGCCGACTCAATGTTCCAGAAAATAGTCTTGCTCAGCATCCGCGTTTGCAGGTGCTTGAGCGCGAGCGTCAGATGCTCCTCGAAAACTATAGGCAATTGCAGGAGCTCGATCGCCAGGAGATGGAAGCGGCGCGCCGCAGGCAGCAGCGCATTGAAGAGATCCTGAACCCGCCATCGCGCCGTTCCGCATTGCCACCACGCAACAACACTGAAGCGGCGCGCGTGACGATTGTGCCGCCCCCAGACCCATTTGCGTCGCGCGAAATGCAACGCGCGGTGGAAGAACGCGAAAGGTTAATCACTCGTGCCGGTCTTCGTGAAATCGGCATGACTGAACAGATTATTGATGCATATATGAAATATCAGCAACGACTGGAATCATTGGCAGAAACTGTGCGATGGCTTGAATTCATTGAGTTCCCCCTGCCGGATAACGCAGTGCTTGCAGCTGCGCAGGCGGCGCTCGAAGAGTACGAAGAAACTGTGCGGCGGTTGACGGAGAAAACGCAGGCTTGGCGCGACGTGGCGCGCGATCTTGGATTTACCTTCACGTCGGCTTTTGAGGACGCAATCGTTCGCGGACGTCGCCTTTCCGAGGTGCTGCGCGGCATCTTGCAGGACATCGCGCGCATCCTCATTCGTCGCACAATCACGGAGCCTGTCACTGGCTTCATTCTTGGTCAGCTTGGCGGGATTTTCGGCAACGCGCGTGGCAACGTCTTTGTTGGCGGCAACGTAGTGCCCTTCGCGCGTGGCGGTATCGTTACGCAGCCGACCATCTTCCCGTTGGCGCGTGGCGGTATTGGTTTGATGGGCGAAGCCGGGCCGGAGGCAATCATGCCGCTGCGTCGTACGCGCAACGGTCGCCTCGGCGTAGAGGTTGCTGGTGGTAGCGTGCCAGCAGTGCAACAAACCATCAATGTCACAGTTCAGGGCGGCATGGGCGAGATCGACGATCAGCAGCGTCTTGCGCGCGAGATCGGCCGGTTGGCGCGCGCTGGCGTGCTGGATGCGATCAAGGAGCAGCGCCGCGCAGGCGGCCTGCTCTGGCAGGCGTAGCAGATGCCGGCGCCAATATTCACTCCGCCTGTGCCGCCGACGGTTGGCACGACGCTAACCATGCGGCCACGCGTGCGTGTGGCTCAATTCGGCGACGGCTATTCGCAACGAACTGCAGATGGTTTGAATGCGCAACCTCAGGTCTGGACAGTTTCGTGGTCGCCGGTGAAGCAGGCCGACGCTGACGCGATCACGAACTTCCTCACCGCCCGCGGTGGCGTGCAAGCGTTCCGCTGGACACCACCAGGCCAAGCGACGCAACGCGTCTTCCTTTGCCGCGAATGGACTGTAGCGCCGCGCGGCGCGCAGCTCGTTGACATCAATGCGACATTCGTCGAGGTGTTCGATCTTGGAGCGTAACTGTGACGCTGCAGACGCTGTTGCAACAACCTGATGCCGACGCGCGCATCGAGCTATTCACGCTTGATGCAACTGAACATGGCGCTGGTGTGCTGCGCTTCACTGCGATGACGCGCGACACCCAAACGATCGTGCGTTATCAAGGCCACGACTACCAGCCGATGCCGATCGAGGCAGACGGCTTCGCGTGGTCGGGCCAAGGGCCATTGCCTCGTCCGCGTCTGCGCGTCTCCAACATCGGCGGCATTGTCGGCAGCGCGCTCGGAACGTCGGACTTGCTCGGTGCCACATTGACGCGTCTCGTGACGTTCAAGCGCTATCTCGACGACGAGCCGACGGCTGATCCGAACGCACATCTCGAGCCCGACATCTGGCGCATCGAGCGCAAGACGCGACACGACCCCACACTCATTGAGTGGGAGCTTGCGGCATCGCTTGAGCAGGAAGGTCGTCGCTTGCCTGGTCGGACGATGTTGGCTGATGTGTGTTCGCGTCGATACCGCATTTTTCGTAACGGCACATTCGACTACAGTCGCGCGCAGTGCCCATATACTGGCACGCTCTACTTTGACGAGACCGGCGCGCCTACGACTGCTGAAAACGATCGATGCGGCAAGCGATTGAGTGATTGTCGAGCGCGCTTTGGCCAAACGGCCGTGCTGCCGACATGGGCATTCCCCGGCTTAGGCAGGACGCGAGCGTAATGATGTTTGGGTCTGAGGTTGAAGAAGCGGCGAAAGCGCACGCGCTAGCCGAGTATCCTCGCGAGTCCTGTGGTCTTGTTATCGGCGGCAAATACGTGCCGATGCCGAATCGTTCGTCTGACGCCAAAGCGTTTGAAATGGACGCGTCGGCGTTCGACGATCGAACGCAAGCGGTGGTGCATTCGCACCCCGATGGTCCGCCTTGGCCATCCGCTGCCGACATGCGCGGCCAGATCGCTACGCGCGTGCCATGGGGCGTGTTGACGGTGACCAGCGCTGGTGCAGGCGCGGTGCTGTGGTGGGGCGATGGCGTGCCTCTTCCACCGTTGCTGG